TGGGTGCAACTGCAATGACAGCTTTGACATCAGGGTCACTTAATGTTGGTGTTGGTCGTATTGCTTTAGGTTCATTAACTTCAGGTAGCTACAATACAGGGGTTGGCGCTAATGCTTTATACGCAAATACTACAGCATCTAACAGCACGGCTGTTGGATATAATGCTCTAACAGCAAATACTACAGGTTATGGAACAGCAATAGGTTCTACTGCTTTAGATGCAAACACTACAGGAACTCACAATACTGCAATAGGAAGTACTTCTCTTTCAGCAAATACTACAGGACAGTACAATTCAGCATTAGGTCATCAAGCATTAGCTTCCAACACCACAGCTAATAGCAACACAGCAGTTGGTTATCAATCATTATTTAATAATACTACTGCTACTTTTAATACAGCAGTAGGCGTTCAAGCAGGGTATAGCACGACCACTGGTTCACAAAATACATATTTGGGAATGTATGCAGGATATTCAACTCAAGTGGGTGTTAGGAGTACTTATGTAGGATATGCGTCAGGTCCTAATAGTGGTAATACACCATTAGCAAATAGTGACAATATTGCAATTGGTGTTGAATCTTTGTGGGGTCTAACAAGTGCTTCTTTTAATGTTGCTTTGGGTAATTATGCACTTCGTAACAATTCTACAGGAACAGAAAATACAGCAACTGGTTATCGTGCATTATTAACCAATAGTACTGGTATTTTAAATTCAGCTTATGGTTCAGGAGCATTACAGCTTAATACAACTGGTTCTAGAAATGCAGCATTTGGTAAAGATGCTCTTTACGCCAACACAACAGCAGGTAATAATACAGCTTTAGGTTTTCAAGCAGGGTATAATAATACAACTGGTGGTGAAAATACTGCCGCTGGATATCAGTCGCTTTATAATAATACTACAGGTGGTGCTAATACTTCCATTGGATACCAAGCAGGACTTAGCAATACTACAGGTGGCTCTAATACTGCTATAGGTTATGAGGCTCTTGAACTAAACCAAACTAGTAATGTAAACGTAGCTGTTGGTTTACAAGCTCTAAGGAATGTCAATACTACAGGTGATGCTGCTAACACAGCTATGGGTTATCAAGCAATGCTTAGCACCACTACAGGAAAAAACAATACAGCAGTTGGGTATCGTTCTTTATATACAAATACTACAGCAAATAACAATACAGCATATGGTTGGTATGCAGCAAGACTAAATACAACAGGAACTTCATTAACTGCTATAGGATTGCAAGCACTAGATGCAAACACCACTGGCTCTAGTAACGTAGCAGTTGGTCAAGAAGCACTTAAGTCAAACACCACATCATCTAACAATACAGCAGTAGGTTATCAGGCATTATATGATAATACAGGTACAGGTGCTGAAAATAGTGCATTTGGTTCTTATGCTTTAGGAGATAATACTACAGGATTAAGAAATACTGCTCTTGGTAAATATGCATCTGGTGGGCAAACTACTGCAAGCTATACTACAGCTGTAGGTTGGCATGCTTTACAAACTAATACTACAGGTGCAAGCAATACTGCTGTTGGCTATCTAGCACTTGGGTCTTTGACCACTGGTACAGGTAACACAGCAATAGGTCCGACTGATAGTGGCGACCAAATAACTACAGGAAATTATAATACCATTATAGGTAATTACAATGGTAATGAGGGTGGATTAGACATAAGAACATCAAACAATTACATTGTGTTATCAGATGGTCAGGGTAATCCGAGATTGCACATTGACAATAATGGTCTTTTAAAATCAGTACCTACTAATAATAACACTACAGGTAGTAGTGCAAATATGGTTGTATTTAGTGATGGTCAATTTGCTCGTTCAACATCATCATTACGTTATAAAAATACAGTTAACGATGCTACTCACGGATTAACTGAATTACTTACATTAAGACCTGTAACTTACAAAGGTAATAATGATGGTGATATTATTTTTGGTGGTCTTATCGCAGAGGAAGTACATGATGCAGGACTAACAGAGTTTGTTACCTATAATGATGATGGTGAGCCTGATGCTCTTGCTTATGGCAATATGGTATCACTCTGTATCAAAGCAATTCAAGAACTTAAAACAGAACTTGATAGTGCAAAAGCAAGAATAGCAACATTAGAAGGAGAATAAAATGGAAAAAACAGCAGAAGAAATAGCACAAGACTACACAGCTATGGGTCATAGTGTTGATTTAATCAATGCTATCATTGCAGGTACACAGATGGCAAATGATACAGCAGAAGAAAAGCAAGACTGTGTTGATAGGAACGTAGCACACTTAGAGATTATGGTGGCTAAGGACTATTGGACAAGTGAAGATATGACAGCAGTTAATTCTGCAATCACAGCAGGTCAAGGATACACTGCTTAGGAGTAACACATGACAAGAGCAAAAGACATATCCAAGATAGTCACTGATGCAAACCTCAGTGGTACTCTTGATGTAACAGGTGAGGTTAATCTATCTGCTAATCTTAATTTAGGTGACAACGATAAAGCCATATTTGGTGCAGGGTCTGACTTACAGATTTATCATGATAGTTCTAACTCTTATATCGCTGAAAATGGTACTGGCAGTTTATATATTCGTGGAACAAACCTTATATTACAAGATACAGCAGGAAATGAGTTTATCACAATGGTTGACTCTGGAACTGGTGGGGAAGTTCGTTTAAAACATGAAGCAACCACAAAACTAGCCACCACCTCAACAGGCATTGACGTAACAGGTACAGTGACGGCAGATGGGTTGACTTCTAGTGCAGTAATCACAGCACAAGAGAGTCGTAGCAATACAGCGGGTACTGGTCAGATTGTAATTGACCCAGATGACACAACTGTTAGTGCAGCTTTTCGCCTAGATCAGACTGACAATAAGCTAAACATCGACATGACTAATGCTGGCACTTGGCAAAAAAGGCTGAGTTTTTACACAGGCGGGGATGTTGTTTTCTACGAAGACACAGGCACAACACCAAAGTTCTTTTGGGATGCTAGTGCTGAGTCTTTGGGTATTGGTACTAGTAGTCCTGCACCTCCATCTGGTTCAGATACTACTTTAGAAATTGCAGGTAGTAGTAGTCCAAGTCTAACAATAAATGATACAGGGCAAGCCGAAAAGTACATGTTATCAGCTCTTTCAGATGAATTGAGAATTATCTATGGTATTACAAGTTTAGTTAATTTTCAAAATGATGGCAACGTGGGTATTGGTGATGACGACCCTGATATGACTACTGTAATTGCATACTCAGACGCAGGTACAGACTTTAATGCAAATGATTTTACTGGTGGTCTTGGAATATATAACACAGATGACACAAATAATACTTCATCGGCTATTAACTTTAAGGGTGGCTCAAGACATGATGTTGTAAGAATAGGAGCAGTAAGAACTTCTAATAGTACTTCTACCTCAAGTAATAAAGCAGATTTTGTAGTATCAACTAGACACTTAGCTGGTTCATTAGGAGAAAGATTTAGAATAACCTCAAATGGTTCTGTTGGTATTGGTACTAGTAGTCCTGATGGGCTATTGACGTTAGCCACAGCGAACTCAAATACACCAAGATTTCGTTTACAACATCCAACAAATAATGCTGATGCTACTATTGACACTTACTACGATGGCAGTGGAACTTATTTAAGTATTGGTACAAACGTATATCAAGGAAGTAGTGCTACACTTACAAAATTTGATTCAGCAAAAGGTACTGGATTAACATATTATGACTCTAGTGGTCAAATTCTTTTTTTTAATGGCGGTGGTGGTGCTTCAATTTCAGAACGTATGCGTATAGACCTCAGTGGTAGATTTCTATTAGGCACAGGTGCTGCTATTGCCAATGCAGGTGGTGCTATTTTTCAATCAAGTCAACAAAATAACAACTGGACTTCATACATAGAAAATTACATAAGTTCTGGTAATGTATATGGTCAACTAATTAGATTTTCTGGACAGTCGCCTGACAATAACACTTCAGCATTTCTAGCGTGTCAAGATGGTTCTGGAACTGTTAGATTTTATGTATACAGTGATGGTGATGTTGCAAACCACGATAATTCGTATGGTGCTATTTCTGATGAAAAACTTAAAGAGCAAATTACAGATGCTTCATCACAATGGGAAGATGTAAAGGCACTTAGAGTTCGTAAATTTAAATTGAAAGAAGATGTATCTACTAAAGGTGATAGTGATAATTTATGGAGGTTGGGTGTTGTAGCTCAAGAAGTTGAAACAGCAGGAATGAATGGTCTTGTAAAAGATAATCCTGATTTAATTGAAAATGAAGATGGACAACTTGTAGCAGGAAATACAACAACTAAATCAGTCAAATATTCAATACTCTACATGAAAGCAGTTAAAGCGTTACAAGAAGCTATGACAAGAATAGAAACACTTGAAACAGCTAATACAGCATTAGAAGCTAGAATAGCAGCATTAGAAACAGCCTAATTTAACTAACAGGAGAATAAAATGGCAGTAACTTGGACAATAGGAACAATGGAAAGAGACTTAGTGCAGGGAGACAACACAGATATTGTGACTATCTTGCACTGGAGAGCATCTGACGAAGACGCAGATGGTAACACAGGGTCAGCTTATGGCACAGTCGGTGTAACACTTGTAGGCACACCAACACCATATGCAGATATCACTGAAGAGCAAGCTATAGGATGGGCTAAAGATGCTTTAGGTGAAGATGAAGTTGCATCAATAGAAGCAGGTATTGCATCACAGATAGATGCAGTAGCTAACCCAACAACAGCAAGTGGAGTAACTTGGTAATGACTGAACAATCAAACGTAATCACTATTGATGGTAAAGAGTATAAGACAGAAGACTTATCTCAAGACCAAAACTATTTTATCAATCAGATAAAAGACTTACAGGCTAAAGCAGCTAATCTGAAGTTTCAACTAGACCAGATTACTGTGGCTCAAAATGCTTTTACAAACTCATTGATACAATCAGTTAAAGGTGAAGAAGAGCCTAAAGAAGAAAAGGCTAGTTAATGTTAGGTGCATCTGCTTTATCTGAATACGCTTTATCGGATCAAAGTATTCTATTAGCAGGTGTATCCGAAATGAGTGGTATTGCCTCTTCTGCAAATGCAGGTGTAGGTATTATGTCGGGCATCTCTTCTATAAGTTCGACTGCCACTCAATCATCAAATGGTATTTTTATTAGTGCAGGTGCTAACTCAGAAGTTAATTTTAACTTTAGCGAAACTTCTGTTGGAACAAGAGTTCAGACAGACTCATCTGATATTGAGGCTGCATTTACAAAAACTACAAATGGTATTATGATAGGATCAGGTGTTGCCACTAAAGACTTGAATTTTATTCAAGATACATTTGGTGAATTGTTATTTGAAGATATAAATGCAGGAGCAAGTCCAGAAAACTATGTTACCATTACACCAAGCGGAACAGAATCATGGACACAGGCAACCCCTTCTGGTTCAGATATATGGACTGAAATAGAAGTAGAATGAGGTAAAAATGGCAAGTACATACACTAACAATAGCGGTTTAGAAAAGATAGGTTCCGGTGAACAGGCTGGAACTTGGGGTGACACAACTAATAATAATTTAGATATTATAGATAGAACCGTAAATGGCGTGTTAACATTAACAATTAGCGGAAATACCACTTTAACTGCCAGTGACGGAACATTATCAAATGGTCATTATAAGATAGTTATACTTTCTGGATCACCCGCAACAGCCTTTAATCTTACTATTGACCCAAACGATCAACAAAAATGGTATATATTTAAGAATAGCACTGGTCAAACAGCCACAATAAAACAAGGTAGTGGATCAGGAACAACTGTATCAATAATTGATGGAACAACTAAAATTGTTTATGCTGATGGAACAGGGTCAAATGCAAATGTTGCCTTAGTTCCTACAGATCTAATAAACGACACAACACCACAACTTGGTGGTGACTTAGATACAAATGGTAATTCAATACTTTTTGGCTCAAGTAAATGGGCAATACAACTGGATACTGGTGATAATGATCTTCTTTTTAAGTATAACGGAACAACAGTCTTTAAATTAGCATCAAGTGGTGCGGTAACTTCAGCGGATAACATAACAGCTTTTGGATCTCCATAATGACTTTAGCGGCTTCGGGTGCAATATCAGCTTCAGATATAAGAACTGAATTTGTTGGTGGCAGTGGAGCCGTTGACATGGCTAGTTATTATCGTGGAGCAAACACAAATGTAAGATCTAATGCTGCCAATAATACAGCAACAAATTTGGCAGCTGGTGTTCCCGCAAGTGGTGCTATAAGCTTTAATAATTTTTATTCTCAAGCTAAAGGATGGCAGAAAACCTTTTCATCTAATGTCACACAACAATCTGGCACAGGTATATTTGGGGATGATTACGCAGTAGATTATCCCAAGACTATAATTATAAATGCAGGAATTACTGTTTACAGTACAGCATCAGGAACACCTGCTATAAATTTAGCAACGGGTGGTTCTGGTACAATAACAGTAACAAACAATGGTAATATCTATGGACAAGGCGGTGCTGCCGCTTCTGATGGTGGAACTGCTTTAAAGGCAGATGTTGCTATAACATTAAATAACAATAGTGGCGCTAACCTCAAAGGCGGTGGAGGTGGAGGTGGAAATGGTGGACTTGGAGGGGTAGGAAGTGCTCCTGTAACCGCTACTTTGTCTGACTTTGTAGATGAAGCAGGCGATCCATATGGAAGTGGAAACGTGCCTGCAAATGACAAACCACCTTTTGTACCTTATAGCCCAAGTGGCACATACCCTAATTCTTTAAATTGGGGAGATAGAAAGTGGGGTGGAATAAATGGATCTCATCCACAATCAGGATCAGTAAATACAAGTTGGGGCCTTTTTACTACTTCTAGTTTATTTAGGGGTCTTGTCTCAAATAAAGGTCCTATGTGGTGCTCTTTTAAAGTTAATCAAAATGCTTCTTACACATTATCAGCTAGTGCTTCAAACCCATTTCCAGAAAATAATTATAGAGATAGATATGGTCAACCTCAAATTGACATAAGCACAAGCGACACTACAGCTAGCCAAGGTCAAGGAGGCGACTTATATGGATCTGGCTACGATTGGTCAGAAACAATGAATTTGTCAGCAAATACTAAATATTACCTAACAATGTACATGACAGGCAGTGGTGCGGGTACAGATTTTTTTTATAATGCTATAAGTTTTCAAGTATCTCTTTCTGTGAATGTGCCTTCTACAGCAGGAACTGGTGGTGCTGGTGGCGTTGGTCAAGGTTTTGCTCAATCAGTAGGTAGTGGTTCAGCAGGTGCTAGTGGTGGAACAAATGCAGGAACTGGTGGTACAGGTGGAGCAGGTGGTGCACTAGGAGCAAATGGTTCTAGTGGGGCTGTAGGTTCAGGTGGGACAGGGACTACTATTTCTTATCCATCAACAGCACCAACAACTGGAGCATCTGGATCTGCTGGGGGTTCAGCAGGCTATTACATTTTGGGACAAAGTAATGTATCATTGACAAATAATGGTACAGTAGCAGGGAGAATAGGTTAATGACTTATATACCTTTAAAATTTAAGTCAGGAATTGTTTCAGACATTACTCCTTTTAGCAATGAAGGTGGCTTTGTAGATTGTGACAAGATAAGGTTTAGGCTTGGCACACCAGAAAAAATAGGTGGTTGGATAAAATATTCTTCTAATACTTTTCAAGGCACAGCAAGAAGACTACATAACTGGGTTGCTTTAGACGGATCTGATTTCTTAGGTATTGGTACTCATTTGAAGTATTATATAGAAGAAGGTCAAACATTTAACGATATAACTCCTATAAGAAATACTACTTCTGCAGGGGATGTAACATTTAGTGCGACTAATGGCTCAACAACAATAACAGTTTCTGATCCAGCACATGGTGCAAACGAAAATGATTTTGTAACTTTTTCAGGTGCATCTAGTTTAGGTGGTAATTTAACAGCTAATGTCTTAAATCAAGAATATCAAATCACTTCTTTGATAAGCTCTAATTCTTATACAATAACATCAAGCATAGCTGCTAATTCATCTGATACGGGTAATGGTGGAGCTAGTGTTGTTGGTGAGTATCAACTTAATACTGGTTTAGATGTAACTGTAGGTGGTACTGGTTGGGGTGCTGGACAATGGGGTGGCACAACTAGTAGTGCTTTAGCAACGACTTTGAACGAGGCTTTAGACGCAAGTGAAACAGGTGTTGATGTTATTGATGAAACAGGAATGAATACAGATGGAGATATTATTCTTGTTGGTAATGAATTGATGTTAATCACTGCATCAGCAGATGACAATACAATGACAGTTACTAGAGGTCATAGCGGAACGGCTGCATCAACTCATGATAATGGGTCATTAGTTAGACTAGCTAAAGGTAACACATTAACTACAGATGATTTTGTAGGTTGGGGTAGTGCAGCTTCAATTACTGTTCCCGGCGCACAGATTAGATTGTGGTCACATGATAACTTTGGTGAAGATTTAATTATAAACCCAAGAGATGGTGGTTTATATTATTGGGATAGATCATTAGGTTTTGCTAATGCTGTTGAGTTAAGTGCAAGTGGCCTTAGTGGAACTAGAACTAGTGTTCCACAAATAGCAAAACAGGTAATTGTATCAGATGCAGATAGACATATTATAGCATTTGGTTGCGATGGTTTAGGAGCAACAGCTGGAGCAACAAAGGGTAATGGAGTACAAGATCCATTGTTGGTAAGGTTTTCTTCACAAGAAAATCCTGTTGATTGGTTTCCTACTACAACAAATACGGCAGGAGATTTAAGGCTTGGTGGTGGATCAACCTTTGTGCAAGCTGTAGAAACAAAAGAAGAGATACTAGTTTTTACAAATAAAAGCGTTCATTCTATGAGGTTTATTGGGCCACCTTTTACATTTGGTATTAAAGAGCTTTCAAAGAATATAACAATTATGAGTTCTGCAGCAGCTATAGCGGTTGATGACTCCGTTTACTGGATGGGTGTTGATACTTTTTATGGATACTCTGGTGGCGGAACTCAACAACTATCTTGTTCTGTAAAAGATAAAGTGTTTTTAAATTTTAACTTTGAAGAAAAAGACAAAGTACATGTAGGTGTTAATTCAGAGTTTAGTGAAATAATGTGGTTTTATCCTAGTGCTAGTTCTACAGAAATAGATTCTTATGTAACATTTAATTACTCTGAGAATGTTTGGTATTTTGGTACACTTGCAAGACAGGCATGGATAGATAGAGGTATTAGAACATTACCTATAGCTGCTGGTGATCAGTATTTATACAATCATGAGACAGGTTATGATGATGATGGATCTGCTATGACAGCCTTTGTTGAGTCTGCCCCAATGAAGTTTAGTCAAGATCAAGGTTTTTCGTTTTTAAATGAAGTAGTGCCAGATGTAAATTTCAGTGGATCTACAGCAATAAATCCATCAGTTGACTTTACAATAAAGTCTCAAAGGTATTCTGGTTCAGGCATAGAGCAGACATCTACAGGCAACACACAAAGGACAGCAACAAGTCCTGTCGAGATATATACAGAAAAATTAGATTTTAGAGTTAGAGGCAAGACATTTGCATTAAGATTACAATCAAGTGATTTAGGCACAAAGTTTAAGCTTGGAACACCACAAATAAATATAAGGCAGGATGGTAAAAGATAATGTTAGTTTCTACTATACCACAATATGTTTTAGGAATAACAAATGCAAAACTTATTGCACCTACTACTGCAGCCATATTATATACAGCACCTAGCGGTGCTGATTTTAACAGCTCTGTTATTACATCAATAATAGCTCATGAACATAGTAACAATAGCGAAACATTAAGAGTTTTTATAAGAGATGCTAGTAGTAATGACTTTGAATTATTTGACAAAACAGTTGCTGGTCATGGAACAGAAGAGTTATTAACCAGAGACTTGGCACTTAAAGAAGGAGAGTCTCTTTATATAGAGGCAGGTACGGCTAACAGGCTTCATGTTGTAGCAAGTATACAAGAGTTTGCTATACATAGAACTCCGCAGGTTGATTTGTAATGACAGCGTTTATGTTAGTTTGTTATTTGAATTTAAATTTAGAAGGCGGCATATATTTTAAGAATGTAAATGATTGTATTAATTTTAAACAAATACTAAACAATCAAACTATAGTAAAAAATAAAGAAGAAGACATTTATCAATGTATGTGCAAGTTAGTTCCAAACATTAATTCAGAGAAAGTGAGGGTATATTAATGTTAACCGCTTTAATTGGCCCAGTATCTAATTTACTTGGCAAGTTTATAGAAGACAAAGACATGAAAAATAAGTTGGCACATGAGGTGGCAACTATGGCTGAGAATCATGCACAAGAACTTGCTAAAGGGCAATTAGAAATAAATAAAGCAGAAGCTAGTCATAAATCCATTTTTGTTGCAGGTTGGAGACCCTTTATAGGCTGGACTTGCGGTATTGCATTATGTTGGCATTTTGTTTTAGCACCAATAACTATATTTTTGTGTGCATATATTGGAGTTGCTATACCTGAGTTACCTACATTTGATATGGGTTCATTAATGACAGTGTTGATGGGTATGTTAGGTTTAGGAGGACTCAGGACATATGAAAAGCAAAAAGGATTAACTAAATAAAAGTTTACGTAAAGTTTTAAGGAGATAATTATGGATATAGAACAATTAAGATTGGAAATAGAATCTGATGAAGGAAATATAGGTGAAATATACCTTGATCATTTAAAATTACCAACTTTTGGTATAGGTCATCTTGTAAAAAAGACAGACCCAGAATACGGTATGCCAGTAGGCACGCCAGTTAGCAGAAAACGTATAAATACTTGTTTTAATGATGATATACAAGGAACTATAGAAGATTGTGAAAAGCTATATAATGATTTTTATAAACTACCTGAAGAGGTAAAATTAATATTATGCAATATGATGTATAATCTGGGGTACACAAGGCTCTCAAAATTTAGTAAACTAAAGAAAGCCATAAATGATAATGATTGGAAAGAAGCATCAAAACAAATGCATCAATCTAAATGGAGAACTCAAGTACCCAATAGAGCAGAGAGATTAATAAGTAGAATGAAAGCAGTAGGAGCGTAATATGTTACCAGCAATATTAGGATTAATGGGTTCATCTTTAGCTTCCGCTGGAGTTTTGGGGTCTACAATGATGTCAATGCCTTTCTTAGCTAGTGCTATGGGATCAGGTATAGGCTCTTTATTGCAGGGTGGTGATCAAAAAGATGCTTTACAAGCTGCAGCTTTAGGTGGTTTAGGTGGCTACTTAGGTGGATCTATGGGTGGATCTAGTGCATTTGGTGCCAACCCTACAAATCCTATTGGCACAGCTGTTGGTGGTTTAGATGATGTTGCGACTGCAGCCTCACCTTTTGGTCCGGGTATGAGTTCTGCTCTACATCAAGGTAGTAATACAGCTGGAATGATGGCTAATCTTACTAGACCAGAAGCTATAGGAGCAGGTCTTGGTGGTTTAGCTGCAAGCTCAATGCAAATGCCAGAATATAAAAAACCAGAAGAAGAAGAAAAAGAGTATCCAAGAGGCATGCCTATTAAAAACACATCTGTATTTCCTGAAATGGGTTATGATGCAGGTAAAGAGGGTGAGTTTAATTATAGAATTGCAAAGAACTATGCTGAAGGAGGAGAGTTAGAGTCAAATTCTCCAATGGATATGGGTATAGGTGGTATGCAAGAAGGTGGTATGAATGACAAAGAGCTTATTAGTAGTGCTATAAATGTTATACAAGGCGATATAATAGACAAATCTCAACAACAAGTAATATTAGCTCAGTTTGTTTCTCAATTTGGTCAAGAAGCTCTTAAAGATCTTATAGAAAAAGTTCAGTCAGGTGAAATACCTAACATACCTGTTGAAGGCGATGGCATGGTAAAAGGAGCCGGAGATGGCATGGATGATATGATTCCGTCTTCTATGGAAGGAGAGCAGGATGTATTACTTAGTGATGGTGAATTTGTTGTTCCTGCTGACGTTGTTAGTGGCATCGGAAACGGGAGTTCTGACGCAGGTGCAAATAAACTAGAAGGAATGATGGATAGGGTAAGAGAGTTAAGAACTGGAGGCAAAACACAGCCACCAGCAATACCTGATGAGATGATGTTGCCTGCATGATCTTTACAGCAATACCTAGAGATGCTCTAGACATTGTGTGGGGAGATGTAGCGGGGATGCTTGCAAAAGCAGTTGCTACAAGTAATGGTAAGTTTCATATAGATGATATTTACCGGGATATTGAGAATGGTACTTATAGTTTATGGCTTGCCATAGATAATAATAAAGAAGGAAACAAAGTGGTAGCAGGTATTACGACAAGAATAATTGCATATCCTAATAAAAAATCATTAGCTATGGATTGGATAGGCGGTAACAGAATGTCAGAGTGGATGCCATTAGCTATGGAAAGATTAACAGAATTTGCCAAAGACTGTGATTGTAATGCATTAGAGGGATATGGTAGAAAAGCATGGAGTAGAGTGCTTAAAAAATATAACTGGGAACCAGATTATATTGCTTATAAAATGGAGATAAATAATGGGTAAAGGTTCTAAGGCACCGCCACAACAAACAGAGCAAAATATAGTACAAAGTAATTTACCTAAATACTTTGAGCCATATGCTATTGATATGATGAAAAGGGCGGAATCTGAGTCTAAGCGTGAATATACGCCTTATGAGGGTCAAAGACTTGCAGATGAAAATACTGACACAGCAAGGTCAAGAGAAATGGCTAGACAGGTAGCTGAAGGTGGAATAGCAGGCTTAGGAACAGCGCAATCAGGAACATCAGCTGGTATGCAAAGAGCTTTACAAGGTATGGGATATCAATCTCAAGATTTTGATTCTGCACAAGCTCAAAAATATATGTCTCCATATTTACAAAACGTATTAGATGTACAAAAAAATCAAGCTGTACTTGACTTTCAAAGACAACAAGCAGGAAGAGATGCTACTGCTGTGCAAGCTGGTGCTTTTGGCGGCAGTAGAGGAGCGGTTCAACAAGGATTAGCTAATGAAGCGCTACAAAGACAACTTGGCGATATACAGGCTACAGGTCAGCAAAAAGCATTTGAGCAGGCTCAACAACAATTTGGAGCAGACAGAGATGCTAGAGCGCAAGCAGAAAAGATGGGGTTATCTGCCGCAGAAAGTTTATCTGGTCAATCCGCACAACTTGCTGCACTTGGTGAAAAGGCCAGAGCAGGTGATATAGAGTCAGCACAGTTATTAGAAAAGATTGCTAAGGATAGACAAGCCAGAGATCAGGCAGGATTAGATCTAGCATATGAAGACTTTGTAAGGCAAAGAGATATGCCAAGAGAAGACCTTACATTTTTATCATCTATTCTTCGTGGTGTACCTGTACAACCATCCACAGAAACTACAAAGTTTCAACAATACAATCCTGTAAAAGATCTGTTAGGTACGGGAATAGCTGGTCTTGGATTATATAAAGGAATAACTGGAATATGATGAATATAATACAAGTTCAAGATAACTTAAAAAATTTTTCTCAAGATCAGCTTGTAAAAGAAATGCAACAGCCAAGTGGCACTACTCCACAGTTTCTTGTTTTATCTGAATTAAATAGAAGAAAAAGAGTTAAAGGTGATTTAGAAGCTAGGCAGGCACAACAACAGCCTACAGTAGCTGAAGAAGCTGTAGCGTCAGCAGGTGTGCCTCAACAAGGTATGATGGGTATGTCTGAAGCAATGGCACCACAAAGCGCAGTGTCAGAAGGTGTGGGAACAAATGCACCTGTAAAGATGGCTTCTGGGGGATTGGCACAGTTTGGTAACGAGATAAGAAATAGCATGGGTCAAGAAATAGACCCTTATTTAGATGGTGTACAACAGGAAGCCGAACAAAAGTTTAATATTGATTTAGACAATAATCAAATGGGATCAATACAACAACTCCCCGGTCCAAGAATTCCAACACAGATCGGATTAAGACCCCAGCCATTTAATCCGGGTATAGGTGGAAAAGGATTTGTTAGGCCAGAACCAGCTGTTTTACATCGAGGGCCACGACCATCAGTTATGAATCGTATAGATGAAAGATTTACAAACACTCCTTTTGCAAGTCAGGTAAGAGGATATGCAGAGGGCGGTGTTGTTAAAGCTGCTAATGGCTTATCACTTGCTGATAGAAATATGAATCCGGGTAATATTAGACCAGCAGGTTTTATGGGAGAAACAAGTGGTCAAGGTGGTTATGCTGGATATACATCTCCTGAATTTGGACTAAGAGCTATGTCTAGATTGTCAGGAACATATGCTAATAAAGGTATAACAACTGTTAGAGACTTTATTAATAGATACGCCCCACCATCTGATAACAATAAAAATAATGACAACTATGCTAAAATGGTAGCTGATTCTCTAGGAGTTGGCGTAGATGACCCTGTTGACTTTAGTAAACCATCTGTTAAAGAGGCTTTAATACCTGCTATAGCCAAGTTTGAGGGTTACACTGGTGATTTAGGCCCTAATCTTATTAAAAGCGCTGTAGCGGCTTCTGAGACAGAAGATGTAACAGATGTAAATGAATTGTTATCTGGCATTGATTCTTTATCTGGAGATAAAAGTAGTGGTGAAAAATTAACAGCCGACCTATCTTTTCCTACAGCAGGTAATATGGGTGCTAGAAATATAGATTTAAGTAATATATTTGGCATATCTAGTGCTAATGCTTCAACTAATCAATTAACTCCTTCTGAAGAAAAAGATGCAACAGACGATAGAAGTTTTTTACAGAAGTTATTAGGTAGAATTCCAGAGCCAGATGATTCTTTATCTGGGTATGAAGGAGAAACCATAAAAAATTATAAAGATAATATACCAGATTTTTATAAAAACATTGATAGTGCTTTAAAAAATAAAAAAAATATTATTGCAGAAAATCAATCTTTAGAATCTCTTAAAGATACTGCATATGGTAATAAAATATTATCTGAAGATATGGCTGAAATGGATAGGTTTAATTATAATAAACTTGTCCCAAATTTAAAAAATTATGAAGGATTTTTAAATTTAGCAAATAGATCACGAGAAGAGGCTTTTCCATCTGAAAATAAATTATTAGAAAAAAAATTAATAGAAAATAATGAGTTTGGTTTTGGTGATATAATGAAATCCAAAAATGCTGAAGTTATTGGAGAAGGTGAAGTTAATGTAGATAAAGAT